TACCGCAAAGCTATCGCTTGGCGATCCGAATGTCTCAGCAAGATCTGCTTCATTTTGAATCAGAGTTGCTGTTTCTACGGGACCCCAGCGAAATTCACCAGCAAACGCGCCAGTAGTTGATTGAACATTAGGCACACCGCCTGTAAGATCAACCTCTTTGACGACAATAGCTGGAGATTCTGAAGGTGCACCAATTGCCATATTTGTTTTCCTTTTCCAGTAATCGAATTATATGTTTTCATAATACGGATATTCAATTACTTGTATTTATAATTTTACATATTTAGAACATATGTCCCACATCTTCGTACCACGGTTTTCCATTTACAAGGTTCTCTTCTTGTTCAACGGCCTCTAAACCATCATCAACAAAACCGAATGGTAAGACATCAGCTTCAATTTCGTCCATTCTTTGTTTAAACATCATTTCTTTTAACGATACTTCCGTTATTTGTTCAAATGAATTAGACACAGCAAAATAACCAAATAAAACTAAATTCATCATCAAGTCATCATGGTTACCTTCTGATGCCTCATAGGATTGACCACGAGCCACAAAGGTAGACATTTCTAAAATAGTCTGTGTATCTTTTACTATAAGTTTATTGGCTTCTAATATATCTTTAATTGCAGAACAACCGATACGTTTTACCTTACGGTTCATTTCAATACCAAGCCGATCTGCTTTAATTAAAGATTCCATATGTAAATGTTCGTATTCTAAATCGTGATACAAACCATTTGTAACTAATCCGCCCTGATCATTTGCCTCAACAATTACATAAGCTTCATTATAGACATTCGCAAACTTATAAATAACATTTGGGAAGAGTATTGGAGATATAGTATTATTGCGATAAACAGCAACCTGTTCAAAAGGTCTTGTGCTAATATCGATCACATTAAATGTAGAGTAATCCTGTCCTCTTCCCTTCGATACATCTACAGTCATTACATATTGATGGTCTTTTTCTGGTTCTTTGTATATTAAAGTACACCCACCATCTAAAACTCTTGCAGGTTCTCCAGCTCTTTGTTCTAATAAACAATCAGCACTAATTAAAGTATCTCCAGTTCCAAAGAATGTATTGCCAAATTCTTGATCAAACTGTAATTGAGAAGTATTTGAAATAGTAGCATTCTTCCATTCCTCATCTCTTCCGGGAACATCCCACCAATCAACCCTAAATGGTTTGAATTGATTTGTTCCTTGCATTGCTCCTTCCCAAATAGTATGGAACATATTACCAATACCATTTGCAGTTGAAGTGATAATTACTTTTGTATCTTTACCTGATGAGATAACTGGATATGTTGATGTATAAAATTCAGCAGCTCTTTCAACAAATGCAAATTCGTCCAAATAAAGCAGATTCACAGACATACCACGAATAGAAGATCCAGAGGTAGCTGCAGCAATAATACGAGAGTTGTTACTAAATTCTATTGACCCTTTGTTTAAAGCTCTACATCCAGGTTGTAAGAAAAATGGTAGATTCTCCAACATTAAAGTAATACGAGCAAGCATCTCTCTTGCAGTAGCGCCTTTGTTGGCTAGAACTGCAATAGTTTTTTCTGGATGGAAACAAGCAAACCAAAGTAAATAAGCAACAGAAGAAATAGATTTACCAGATTGTCGACATGCCAAAACTATAGAAAACCTAGTATCATTAAAATGATGGAACATTTTTTCTTGATATGGATATAGCTTAAAAGGAACCAGACCACGATCAAGTGAAATGACTTTACAATAGTTAATTGCAAAGTATGTAGGATCTTTCATGCATTTAGCATATTCTTGAAATTCGTCTTTTGTAAATCCGTGAGTAACACCATCTCTTTTTACGTTGATGTTACCATTATAATTGTCACTCATCTTTCTGGTAGTCGCTAATATCAACTATTTTATCCTCATCATTATCTAAAAGCATACGCTGTAAATCACTTGTGGATCCAATGAATACATTATTTGTAGTTTGATTTGCTAATTCTTTTGGCTGGTCAGTTTTATCAAAATCTTTTTTCTTCTTATGAAGATCTAACAGATTGCCATTAATATCAGCAACATGTTTCATCATATTAGAAAAGACTTCAAAAGCTCTAGGATGTTCAGTTGCTCTAGCAACATCCATCATTTCATCAAGAGCTTCAGAACCTTTTACTAAAAGATCGTGATAGATTTGTCTTGAGTATTCAAAATCATTATCTGCATTATTATCTTTACTCATTTTGACCTACCTAGGCACCAGTGCCTCCGTTGAGAGTTCTAACTACAAGAGCTAGTCTATCTAATGCTGAATCTACTGTTGTTGGTGGTGTTCCATTCCATAGATCGGCTGAATCAGTCGAATATCCTAATGTAGCTGTTGAAATAAGACTATTTACATTTGCTGAATCTAAAATTGTTGGAGTACCAGTTAAAGAACTATATGCAAAGTCTTGTGCAGTTTCACGTAATTGTACGTAGTCGCTATCAACTATAGTTGTTACAAATGCGCTGTCTCTATAAATGTCTGCTTGACGTGCTTGAATATAATCACTATCAATAATACCTGTCACAAAGGCACTATCTCTTTGATTATCAGTATCATCTAGAATTTTAATCCCACCTACCATACCTGCATGCACAGTACATTGATATACCAATGACGTTGGTGCATTCATCGGTACAGTCATTGAAACTGTTCCATTGCCACCATTATTTGTCACACCGCTTGAATACGCAGAACCGCCTGAATCAACTCTAATTTCTAATGGATGCCCCGCTGGAACATTTGTAAATTCGTATGTTTTACCACGAGTAAAATATAAAGTAGGATTTGTAGCAGAATCTGGAAAACCATCACCAGTAAAAGTATAATTTGATCCATCTCCGGAAACACTAAATATTGTTTCTGCAGGGCGGTTTGTCGAAATATAACTTGCAGTAACAATACCTGTTACGAATGAACTATCTCTTTGAGTGTCATTTTGTCTTGCTTGGACATAAGTATCATCAACAACGCTTTCAATAATAGATTGAACATTTGCTGAATCTAAATCTGCATCTAAAAGAGTTGTAAAGTTAGCATCAAGTTCGGTATGGGTTAGCTCCGAACCTTTTGCACTTCTTAATGTAATTGCCATTTCTTACTCCTACTCAACGTATCCTGATGCAACATAACCAGATAATACATATGGTACTACTGGATACGTAAAATCAAATTCTTCATTAAATCCGTAATCATCCTCAGCTGAGGCATCTTCTGGATTCGGTGAAATTGTAATTCTACCAATTTGTTGATCTTCTGGCGTTCTTATATCGTATATATTATTTATAGATCTTGTAATTACACCACCTTCACTAATTGGTCCATAAAAGTTAACTCTCATATCAAAAGTAAGGGTGTAAATAATAGTTCTTCTTTGTTCCAATGAACCTTCATAATCGTCTTGAAAATCAACACCTGTTAAGGCAATTGGAACATCTTCTTTTACATTTGGATAATCACCAAATGGTTTTAATGTTAATGTATATTGTGGATTAAAATATGGTAATATTTGTTCCACAATTTGTAGAGCATCGTCTTGATTCTTTGCATATATGCTTAGTTGAAATCCAACATTGTATGGCACAAATGGATAAAACTTATTCCTTAAATTTGCTGTGGATCCACCTTGTGTAAAGTTATTTGTTTTCTGTAATTGTCTAGATGCATCATATTGGATTGAAATAATTTCAAAAGACATACGTGGCAACTTTAAAGCTACTTTAGTATTAGCGTCTAAGTCTGGATTCTCTCTAATTCTTTCTAAAAACTTTCTTTGAGGCGCATAAGACAATGGAACTTTAACTTGAGAAATTACTTGGTTAGAAGCATTTGTTCTCAACACATAAAGATTATTAAATAGCGTGCCAAAAATAGCTACACTTTTACGTAATCTTTGATGATAAAAATGAGTACCAAACATTAATTATTCTCCGGATCACCAAATGGATTAGCTTCACTAAAGTCTAAGAAGTCAGCAGAGATTGAAGTAAAATCAGAATTCTGTTCGTTTTGACTAATTTTATTTACTTCAGCTACTGAGTTAACTAGAGAACTAGAATAAGCCACACCAATTGTTGCAATATTAGTTGTACCTGTTACAGTAAATCCTGAAACAAATTCATGGTATTTACCATCATTGGCACCAATATGAATGAGTCCTAGAACATTATCAGAATCAGACCAACGAGAAACTTCACCGGACATTATAACTCCAGTGCCAAGAGTTTGGTTTACTGTTTCACCTATTGTAAATCCATCGCCTGCGCTGTCTAATGTAAGTAGATATTCATATGCATAATCTCTTTCAATATCATCAATGACATCAATACCTGTATCTAAATCTTCATCGTTATATTCAAATAACTCAGCTCTTAATTTATAAACTGGTAAGTTACTTAATTGATAAAACGGCTGTTCATGTTCTACTGCCATAATTTGAAATAAAGAGTTAGACAAAGGAAGATAAATTAAATCACCTTCTCTAGGTCTAACGCTATTAATATCATTATCAAAATTATTTACTGTGTAGGTCCATCTGCGTCTTGCAACTACAAACGTTGCTTGGTCTCTAATTTCTACACCAAACTTAGTAAATAAATCTCCTTCTCCATCAAACCCTTCAATATTTTCTATATACATTTCAACTTTATAAGCTGAATTAAATCTAGATGGAACATCATCTCCAAAAACTCTATCTTCGTTTACTAAATCTCTTGGAAGATAATAAACGTCTTGGCCATACATCTTTAGAGATTCTATAACGATATCTTCGTATAGATTCTGTTCTGATGGTATCTTTTGGCTGAAATATAAGTTAGTGGCCATATTATCCTACAAAGAAGTCTACAGGTAATTCGTGATCAGATCTTAATTTTTCTCTTAATCTTTCTAAATCTTGCATTGCGTCTTCAAATAATTGGCGGCCATTAATTGTAACTCCACCTGGAAGTTGCATACCTTCAAACTTAATAAGGTTCGAGCCCCACTGTTGTTTAATCAAAGCAGTTGTATATTCTTTAAGCCACATATCATTCCATACAGCAGTATGATCGTCAGCGTTAATAATACTGTAAACTTCTGCAATAATATATTCACCTTCTTTAACATCCTCATCTTCAAAGTTACCATGAATATAAAGTCTATTTTGTTTTCTTACATAATCTACTTGTGGTGTACCATTTAATCTCATATCTAGCAAAGACATATACTGCATTACTTGTTCATAATAAGCAAGATCACCAATATAAGAATGCATATTAGCAATATCATTTAAATGCATTTGATATTTAATGCTAAACATATTGCGTGAGAACAAACCTTGTTCTAATTTAAATAGCTTTGTTACTTGCTGGACATTAGAAGAAATAGGAATGTATTTATTTGTAATATCATCTGCAGTTACGAGGTGTTGAATATATCCGCGATATGTAGCTTCTGAATGATATTCTCTAAAATACTGTAGGGCTTCATCAACACGATCT